GGGGTGAATATGTAGGCATCTCCTGATGGTATGACAACTACCCACAGTTGATCATCACCGTAAAACGCGGTGTAAAACCCAGGCCCTGAGTCCACTTTGGACACTATCCACCCATATAACCTATCACCTCCACCATAATTCCAACTAAACCCTATGGCGGATCCTGAAACGCCAAAAGGGTTATCAACAAACAGCTCTCCCTTCAGACCAGTATGAAGCAAGCTGTACATCAACCTCTCATGTAGTGGGTACACAAAATATGGTCTTATTCTCGTCTGCAACTTAGAGACTTCATATATGTCTTGCTTGTTCTTCAAAAGCACAGCAAGTAAACTAGGCCTCTTTCTAATGAATGTGTTGAATGAACCGTCTGCGATAGCATTCAACACTTCGGTACCAGTCTCGAGGGCGGCTTTAAAGACTCCAGGAGTACTGATAGTTTTGTAATACGGCACGCCTGCATTACTCTTGACATTGAACTTCAACTTGGGTTCAGCTATAGCTATCATATCAGCCAAACTTTTCCCTCTGAAGTCATTAGTCACAGGCGCGTACTTCAACACGGCATTAGCCCACATAACACACTTCGAAACATTGAGAGTCACCCTAGGTGCCTCTACCATCCCATTAGCCAACCTGGTTGTAACACCAGACAAAGACCCTGAACTACCTATACTCTTGACAGACTTCTCCAATGCCGAGACGTATGGTTCCATTTCATCCTTCCCATAGTTTATTGGGTTGACTTGTTTGAGATAGTTAAACAACTCGCCATCTTTGGCAAAATGTTGAAAAATCATCTCGTTCGTCGTGTAGTTCCCCAACCCTTTGTTCTTCGCTGACACCGCACGAGTGTCCAGTAAGTCCCGAGGAAGTCCAGCGATAAAGTCCAAACATCCATTAACTCTCGCTTTCTCGAATTTCCTCTTCACAAGGTCGTTGTTGATTTTCCCTTCAACAGGTGGGTTTGGCAAGACTGATATCCTCGCCATTCTTTCTGACAGCGGAGTTTCCGAAGCCAGGCCATGCCCGGACGCCTGGCGCGACCGGGGAGATTTTCCTACCGGAGACTTAGCTCCTTCGGATAACGCAAGAAGTTCGTTGGCTGTTAACATGCCGTATTGTTGTTGCTCGTTAGACGCCATTTCATGTGTTACTGAGAAGTCGGTGGCAAGGTTTGACCCCCATTCCATGGGTTTGTTTGATGGTTGATGAAATGTACCATGGCGGAGAATAGGGCAATTGCTCTACTCTCTATCACCCGGTACACCACGGACCAGCGCACGTATGACGGCTAGCCAAAAGTGTCACACTACGTGTACTGTACGCGTAGAGAACTTACACGAAGAGGGCTCGTACACGTAG